GGTCAATTGACAAAAGATGGAGAGATTTGTATTTGTCTGGAAATACAATCAACATGGGAGGATCTAAGATTTCATTGGATGATGAAACTGGTGGATTCTCTTTTAAAAACAAAAACAATGAATTAAGTGAAGTAATTACATCATCTGTAAAAATCGTAGATAAAGCAACGAATAAGACCATAAGAATGAAATCTAAAGATAATAAGATTTCTTTCGTAGAAGAGACCGAAGAGGGAACAGAAGAAGAGGTTGCAGCAATGAATGATTTATGGACATCAAACTCTGACAATATACAATATGGTAATATGAAGATTTATAATCAAAATTATGATTTCGCGGCGAGTAATTTATTGTTTGAATCAGTATTTACCACAATTTATACAACTGAGATCGAATTGTTTGAAAATACAGTTAACAGCGATCCAAGTAGACTGTTTATGAATAATTTAACTAATCATATTTTTGATAATTCGATTTATGAGAGTGTTGTACAAAAAGATAATACTGTACTTTACAACAAAGGGGATGGTATCAAATTACAAGAATATTGTATATCTACTACAACGTATCATAAACTTGATAATATATTATCTTATGATATAGAATTTATACCATTTAATCTACCAACAAATGGTCCGATTATGTTTGTTTACGTGAATGGAATAGTTGAAATACAAATATATGCGAATCAAAATAAATTGTATATAGAAAAGATTTGTGATCTCAGTGAAACAGGTACAGATGGTTTTAGTGGAGGAGGTGTAAATAAATTAACTCAAAGTTTAGATACACAATTAGAATTACAAACTGAAATAGTTAATATAATTAGTGTTCAACTTTCACCTTATACAGACAAAATTACAATAATTTTAAATGGTGCATCATTTTTAACAAATTTTGCATTTCAACCACATATTGGTAAAGATACATATTCTACATTTATGTTTGGAATACTAACTTTTCACCTCCCTCCACCACAGCAACCACTTCCTCCCAATTCTTACATTTTAACAAATAATATCAGAATTAAAGAATATTCGTCATTAGTTGCATCATTAGATAATATTAAAATATTTGGAGATAGAATACAAAGAGTTACGAATGCTGGCGATATCATTCCTTACGTTGACCAGAATAAATTAGATGATAATTCTTCTATCATAAATTTCTCAAGTGTTATCTTGTATGGTGCGCAACCAAATGGTTCATATGATATTTCCCTTGTTTCGCGTAAGATGAACGCAAATAGAAAGGATTATTTCTCTAAAATTTTTGATATTTCAATAATCTCAGATTCATCAAACTTGATATTTTCGATTGTTTTATATAGACATTATCTATTAGAAAATGGAGTTTATAGAAAAATGCATATAGATTATCATGTTATATTCTCTTATTATTCTTTATCAACAATTACAAAGCCAAGATATGATGGTATTTTATTAAATGGAAATGAAATATGGTTTGATGATTATGATATACTAAATTATACATTGAAACCCAATTATACTATATCAATAGTATCTAGATAAAAACAAATAACAAACAATTACACCAACCGAAAAGAAAAATGAGACAAGATTATTTATTTTTTATATATCTTAAAACTATGTTTTAGGTAATTTGTTAAATGTTCTCTTTTTATTTTGGTAGTTATTATATCTTTTATTACTCTTTCTATGTCTTCGTATGTATTTGGACTTTCCTTTTTGATATAATTTTTTAATTGACTAAAAAATTCTTCTATAGCATTTGTTTCTGGATGATATGGTATGCTATATAATAAATTATTATTACTTTCTTCTATTATTTGTCTTATTATTTTAGACCTATATATAACAGCATTATCCATAATAATTAAATAATTTTTATATTTATCTTTAATACTGTTATTATAAAAATCTATAATATTGGTAGTTTTTAAACCACCTTTTAAGTCTTTATATAAGATATAATCTACTATTTTATCAGCACTAATAGCAAATAATAAATTATATCTTTTATAAGGATACTTATAAGTTTTATCTATTACTCTTGTTCCACTTTTACTTCTTCCGTAAGATGGTTTCATATTTAGATAAATTGATGTTTCATCTAAACATATTGTTTTATCATAACTAAATTTTTTTAATTTATTATAAAAAACTTCTAAATCTTCTTTTTCTTGTCCTTCTTTTTTTTCAGGATAGTATTTACTTCTTAATTTCTTTCTTGTAATTTTATTTGATTGTAATATATTATAGATTGAATGGTCTGATAATTTTACTTTATATTTGTCATTTATCAATTTAGAAAATTCCCATAATGTGGTTGTAGGATATAATTTAACATATTTTTTAATAAATGTTGTTATTTCTGGTGTTATTTTTAAAGGTTTATTATCTCTTTTCTTTCTATCAATATTACCATCTTTATATTTTATTTTCCATTTAGATAAAGATTGATATTTACAATTAAATATTTTATTACATACATCTCTCATCGTCTTATTATGTGTCAAATAATATTTTACAGCGGTTAATTTGTAATCTTTACTATGTTGTTCTACCATTCTCTTACTATATAAATGTACTTAAAAATAAATCACATAATAATATATAACATTATGGATATTACTAAACTGGTAGAAGAAAATGAAAAACTTAAAAATGAAATTATAGAATTAAAGGAACAATTAAAAAAATATACTTATGGTAATACTCATAAACGATATTACGAAAAAAATAAAGAGAAAGTAAAAGAAGGTGGTGCGAATTATCTTAAAAAGTTAAAAGAAGAAAACCCTGAAAAATTAAAAGAGTATAGGAGAACCGCTTATCTAAATAAAAAGAATAAATTAAAAGAAGTTAAGACTTAAATTGATTTAATAGCATATCCAATTTAGTATTTATATCATTCATTTTTGTATCCAATTGTTGCAAATATTCTAATATCTCTGTTTTATCTGTTTTCGTATCAGGTTTATTACTATTTACTGATTTTTGTATATCATTGTTAGTTTTTAATTTTTTTATGTATTTCGTGATTAATTCATTATCAATTTTATATTCTATTGATATTTTTTCAATATTATTTTCAATATCATCTTTATATTTTGGATAAATTATATGAGATATAACTCTTGATTTTATACTTAAAATAGTTCTTTTGTGTTCTAATGCGATTTCTTCATAAGATTTGTTATCAACTATTTCTTGAACTCAAATTTTATCTTCGTCAATAGTCCATTTAGTTCCAGCATGTGATGTATCTTCGTTTTAATCTTGTTCCTAATGTCATTTTATATATTAAATATTTATAAACATTATATCATTTTTTTTATTTTACTTGAATAAAACCCATATAAGGATAATTAAATATATACTGTATAGAATTATACATTATGAAGAAACCACCCGATAAGTATAAATGTATTAAATTACCTATTACTTCTATTCTAAATAAAAATGAAGAAAGTCAAAATATTTTTAATACCATTCAAGATGCAGTTTATAGAACTAATTATATTACAACAAAAACAAGTTTATTATTAAGATTATGGTCTTTAGATAAATATCATAATGGTATTGAAATTCCTTTAATTGATGAAAATACTATTAAAATGTCTATGAAATCAATTCTATTACCATCTCGTGGTCCTAAACCTAAAAATAATAATCTTCTACTTTTAAATGAGTTTAGAGAATTACATAATTTTACATTAGAAGATGGTGTTAATTTATCTTCTATTTTAGATTATTATGCTATTACTATTCTTACTTCTATTGAAACAAATATTAAAATGCATTTTTTTGATTATGTAAATCGTTTTATAAATTCTTATTTTAAGGTTTTTTATAAACATGAAATTGTTGATAAAGAGTTTAAAAAACAATTATTTAAAGATTTATATGTTGTTAAAAATGACATTATTAATGGTACATTAAATGCTAATGAAAAGTTTCATAATTGGATTAAAGAATATCGTTATAAGATTGTTCCAGAAGATTTTGAAATTAGTTATTATTATGATGTTAAATGTACGCCTCAAAAGTATCTTAAATACATGATTTTTATGAATATTGAATTAGAAAAAATAGAAGGAAAGATGTATCAATTTTTTCCTATACAGTCTTCTATTATTCCTAATCATATTCAAATTGATACTAAATCAGTAATTGAACTTTTGGTTGAGAAAGAGAAAAAACAATATTTGAATAATATTGAATTGAATAAAGAGTTTTTATGGGACAAATTCTTTAATATAACTCAAAAAATAAAAGATTATAAGTTTGATAATACTATTATCACTGATGGTTATGCTACTTCTTTAAGATTTATTCATAATGATTATATTGAAGGTGAAAAAATCAAAAAGGAAAAGATGAAGAAAGGGCGAAAGGATGCAAGAGAAATGACAACAGAAGATAAGGAGAAAAAGAAAATCGCTCAAAAGAAATTACAAGATGAAAAGAAAGAGTTAAATAAATTAAAACAAAAAAAGAAACCTAAAAGGGTTGAAAAAACACACGAGTTTCCATATATTGATGATGTTGAAAAAGAAGAATTAAAAGGTAATCATATTTTTATTGACCCGGGCAAAAGAAGTTTATTTACTATGATGAACGATAATGGTAAGTTTTATTCTTATACTAATAAACAAAGAGTTAATGAAACGAAAAGATTAAAATACCAAAACATTCTTAAAAAATATAGAGATGAATTACAAATTACATCAAAAGAAAATGAACTATCATCATACAATTCTAAAAGTTGTAATATAGACAACTTTAATGAATTTATTACAAAAAAAATAAGTACAAATGAAGTATTGTATAGACTTTATCAAAATAATAAATTTAGACAATATAAATGGTACGCTTTTATAAATAAAAAACGAACAGAAGATAATATGCTTAATAAAATTGAAAAGACATATACAAAAGATAGTATTGTTATAATTGGTGATTGGAGTATTGGTAAGCAAATGAAAAACTTTATTTCTACACCTAATCTATCACTAAAAAGAAAATTACAAGAACGTTTTAAGGTTTATGATATAGATGAATATAGAACTTCTTGTCTTAATTACAAGACAGAAGAATTATGTAATAATTTATATTTACCCGATAAGAAAAATAAAGAACGAAAGATGCATTCTATCCTAACATATAAAATGGAAAATAAACGGAATGGTTGTATCAATCGTGATAAAAATGGTTGTAAAAATATTCAAAAAGTGTTTAATTATTATATGGAATATAATGAACGACCAGAAAAATATAAAAGAGGTGTTGATTTACAAAAACTACAAACCGTTTTAACAGAACCGTCAAATTGTAGTTAGTTGCTTTAATGCGATCATTTACATCAAATAGAAAAGAAGACGAATAACAAAATTATTATATTTTTTTATAATAGTCTTGTCTCATTTTTCTTTTCGGTTGGTGTAATTAAAAATATGAAAACAATCATTTATTTTCCAAATTCTTTCAATAATATCGTTTGCATTTTTATGATGAATTAAATGAGTAGGATGAAGTATACTTCCACAATCGATATTTGAAACAACAATAGGGTAATTTAAAATGTAAGTAGTGCCAAACATATATAAAATATTATCAGCAACACAGAAATCTGTTTGTGATAGATCAAAGTGCATGTCATTTATTTTCAATTTATCAAGCAACATTTTTGCATATGTTCTGGAGATCAAATAATAACCTGCCGATGGATATATTTTTTCTTTTCTTTTTGAGAGAATTTGTTTAGTTTCAACAAATTTGTTATAAAGTTCTACAATTCCTTGATTCGAACTTATATATAATTGTACAATTCCGATTTCTTCATTTTCTTTTTGTTCAAAATCTTTTATAATGTTTATGAATTTATCAAAACATATTTTCCGAATTACAACATCATCTTCCATAACACAAAAGTATTCGTCTCCATCATCGTAACCTTTTTGTATTGCTTTGATATGCGAAAGAATACATGAATATTCTTCATGTGTACTTTGTGATTTTTCATTTTTTTTAATAGTATATTTAGAAATACTAGAAGGAGTTTCGGCAGAAATCCGATAATTTTCAATTTCTTGTTCTTTGAATTGTTTTGTCATAAAATCATATCTAAATTTACTTTCGTCAATGTTGATCCAGTAATGTTTCATTTAATTTATTATATTTGCTTTTGTTTAAATATTTTGATATTTTATAATAAAAACTATAACAAGTATTGTTATTAATATTAAGAATAATATATCACGAACCGTAAAAAGATAGTTTTGTTTATATTTATAACTTACACAAGGATATAACTCTAAAGAGAGACTCTTTGCGTTTGAAACAGCAGTCTCCATTGAAGTAAATTTATAAGAACTTTTACCATTATGCGTTCCTAAATTAAATAAGTTTGAATATTTATCACTTTTAAAAGGAATGTAATTAGTTTTATAAGCACTTAAATAAGCGGTATCGTGAGATTCCCATGAATGTTTTTCATGATTATAATAATTATTTGGCGTGATAAGTGCTGTTGTTGGTTGTGGTATATCTGGATATGTTTCATTTAGTTGTCTGAATACTTCTTCAATAAACTCTTTTTCATCAAAACACTCGTTTGCTGTTTTGTTGTTATATTTACTTTTTTGGTCGATTATAGTAACTGCTGTACTTATAACTGTCTTTGAACTATTTTCTTCGAAGGTCATATAATCACTTAAAATTATAGAAGAAACTCCCCAGTCAGACTTAGGAAATCCATAGGTATTCTTAAGTTTAAGTTTTGTATCCCAATGAAAAACAACAGATACATAAGTAATATAATTTGTGTCTATAACCCAATTTTTAAAATTGTCAAAACTTCCGAAAGCATCTCGTAAACTATTTTTTTCAATTATCTTTAAAATGGATTTTGGGGGTGTTGCGATAACAAAACGTTTTGCATCTATCTTCAATTGTTTTTTGTTTATTCTATCTACAACTACACATGATTTTACATTATTATTTTCTTGACTTATTTCAAAATCAATAACTTCTGTATTTAACATAAATTCAACATTATTATTTTTCAGAAAAGATTTCCATGTTTTGAACAAACGTTTATCTGTTTCGTAGGTGGGTTGATAAATTGTATATAATGATTGTTGATTAATTGTTTGTAAGAATTGATTAAGAGAATAATTATACATATTACCACCATCCGATAGACGACATATTCTGTCAATAAGTGATATAGAGCGAGACGAGTATTTGTTTCGTTTCATATATGTTTCCATATTCATGTCTTTTCCGTATTTGTCATCAAATAATAAATATACAAAATGAAGGATTAATATAGACATTTCTCTTATTGTCATAACTTCAAACATTGTTGGTGCGCCTCCTGTTAAAACCTGGAAGTAGTATGGTTTGAAAAGTTGATAGAAATCTAAATTCATATCTTTGAGCAAGTTTTGAAAATGTAAATATGCCGAACTATATATCCTAGGACCATGTTCTGTAAATAAGTTTTCATCATTTATATTTACTCTGTTTACTCTGTGACATCCTCCAATTTGTGACTCTC